TACAGGTTCAGCATTGATCGGTGCTTACGGTATCGGTGTTGACGGTGCAGACTTGTCGGCAAGCGATTCACTCACTCAGTTAACGGGTGGTCTCGTTGCTCCTCCAAACAACGTACAGTTCACTGTATCTGGTTTGGTGTCTGGTGAAGACCGAGTATTGGTTGGCCCCGGTACAGGCAGTGCGTTGGATACAGCACAGCTTTCAGTGGTTGGCCCCATCAATGGCGCAGCGGTAACATCGATTCAGATGACAACTTCTATTCCAACAGATACTCCAGCCTCTGGTACGTTACGTGTTATCAACGACAGTGGTTTCCATGTGTTGTTAACCTACTCTAGCTTCTCAGGTGATACGTTTACTATTAGCAGCTACGACTTCTCAGGCACAGCCGAGAACGACGCAGTATCTAACGGTAACAATGCTTACATCACTTACATCGATGCCCTAGCGGGTGCGGCAAGCGCTTCGTTCACTGTGGTATATAGTGCACCACGTGATCTGTTTGTCCGTGTACGTGATGGCGGCGCATCTCCGATTAAGACCTTTGAAACTCCTGCTACGTTGGGCGCTTCAGGCGGTTCGGTATCGGCGATTCGCACCTCAGACCTTTAAGCTTAATAAGGGGAGCTTAGCTCCCCTAATCTTTTGGAGACCCTATGGCTGTTTCAATCAACACTGGTGGCACTTATTCAGTCTCACGATTGAGTAACGCTGACTCGTTGACAGGTTGGTCTGCTATTAAGATTGAAGGGTCAGGTGGCTCCCCATCTGCATTTGCTTCTGTAGGTAGTATTGACCTTGTAGCTGAAGGCAACAATGCCGTGGCTTCCATTGCGAACAAGCAGAGGGTAGAACTTAGGTACACCGGATCATCCCAAAACCTAACAAATCAGATTGTATATTTATGGGGCGCGTTTCTGGCGGCAGGTTCAGCATTCACTAAAGCCAATGGTGGTATGCAGATTGCGCTGACCACGGGTTCCAATACGAATTACTATAACGTAGCGGGTAGTGACACTTACTCTGGCGGCTTCGTTAAGTGGGCAATCGATACAACTAAAGCACCTTTCGAAAACTCAGGGGCAGCAGCTACGATCAGTAGCATTGATGCCGTAGGTTTTGTATGCGATGTGGGCGGCACTACAACTCGTTTTGATAATATGGTGGTCGATGCGATAGATGTCGGTACAGGGCTGACGTTTCAGGGTACCACCACAGGCGATGCTTTGTTTACTGAATCGGCCATTGTTGACGACAACACCGCTATAGGCATATTGAAATTAGAAAACGGTATTATCTTTAGTCAGGGAAGCATTGAGTTTAGCGGAACAGCGCAAACCTCGGATGCGGAAACCTTAGTGTTTACCGATACAGTGGGCGGCTCTTATATCTACAACATGGATATCACTGGTACGGTGGTTTTTAACAATAGCAACGTATCATCAGTAGGCGCTGTGTCTTATGACTTCGATTCCTCTGGAGCGACATCCTTCACCATGTCTGGTGGTTCTTTAGCTGCGTTTAACACATTAACCACAGCGAGTGGTAACAGTATTAGTGGTGTGGTATTCCAGTCTGGTGGAACCTCCACTATTGCTAACGCACTTACAGGATCTACCTTTAACTTGTGCGGTGCTATTACACTGACAGGTACAATGACATCTTGTACATTAAATAAGCTAACAGCTCCCGTAGTTGCTAGCTCGTTAGATGACTTTGATGCTTGTACGTTTGTCTCTGACGGTACAGGCTATGGGATCAATCTTGGGACGATCTCTTCCAATACGTCTATGACGTGGAATAGCAGCGCCAGTGGATACACTGATGCTTCTAGTGGTGATGAGTTAATCGTTGTGACCGTCAATAACGGGGTCACACTGACGATCAATAACGAGGGCAGTGGTCTATCTGTACATAACTTAGGTACAGGTACAGTTAACATTGTCTCTGGTGCAGTGACTGTTAAGGTAACGGCACAAACAGCAGATGGCACTAAGCTAGAGAATGCACGTGTCTACTTAGCTCGTGTCTCAGATGACAGCGTGATCTTTAACGCCCTCACTGATGCAAACGGGGTAGTACAGAATACCGCGTACACGTATACAGCGGATGAAGCTGTCTATGGGTGGGCACGTAAGTCTTCTAGTGCGCCATACTATAAACAAGGGCCAATCTCTGGGACGATTACATCATCCGGTTTTAGCTCCACAGCTATTTTAAGTTTGGATCAGTAATGAATGTTGAGAGCGAAGGTGTCATACTTAATAAGCGCAATATCATTGCCCTCAATGAGGCCATGAAGTTAGAACGTGTTCGCAGCGACAGACTACATGCCGAGATTGAAGGGTTACGTAGAACGGTAGCGACGCTGCATAATGAAATATCAGAGCTTAGGTCGTTACTTAACGCAATAGCGAATATGAGATAATACAATGGCGTTAAACTTATCAATAGACTGGGCAACATACACGATCAATATCGCTCGTGCTGACATGCTATTGCTACAGTCTAACCCAATTGAAGTACGCCAACTTGACTTAACGGAGTTACACGTTGCGCTGCGCGCTTTAGAAGATGATGCGTTAGGTATGGTGCATCCCTCTACGCATAACTACAAAGGCCCAACAACGATTTCTGGTGTAACGTTAGCACAGGTTGTCGAGGTTCTTGACCCATACTCTGTTACGTTTGAAGACGGACAATATGCGGTCAACGTCACTAACGGCAACTCTAACATTGCTGACAAAGTTAACATCAACAACGTGGGCGTTAGGACGGCGAACAGCGCGGGTCTACAGGATCTAACATCACTACAAGCCGCATCATTCAGTGAGGGCGGCGTGACGATTGACGTTACTTCGAACTTTTCTGGCACGACTTTCCCTATTGGAACCCGTGGATATCCTGTTAATAACCTTTTCGATGCGAAAGCTATTGCTGACTTTAGGGGCATTAAAAAGTTCGTTATTGTCGGGGATCTCACCATCGACGCTGGTGTTTATATCAATGGGTATGAATTTTTAGGCGACAACCCCAACCATTCGACTATTACAATTCTTGCCCCCGCTGAAGTAGACAACGCGACGTTCAGAAATGCCACGGTTACAGGGGTGTTAGATAACAACAACGTTGTCCGCGATTGTATTGTGAATGATCTATTACACATTAACGGATATATTTACGAAAGCGCGATTATCGGTGATGTTACGTTAGGCGAAGGCACTACTTGTGTAATGGCTAACTGTTATACCGGAACAGCTAAAGAAGCGGAAGGCTTATACCCTTATATTATATGGCCACCCGGTGTCACCTGCGATCTCGTTGTGACTCGCTATTCCGGCAACTTAGGACTTTCTGGCTGCACTATGCCAGCAGTCCGTGCTCACGTTGATCTCGCGGCAGGGCACGTTCATATCGAGTCTGACTTAGCGGCAGGTGATTTTGGTATTTACGGCATGGGCGAAGTTGAATACGAGGCCGGATATACAGCCACCGTCGACGACGAAACTGTAACTAAACATCTAGACGAAATTCGCTCTATTCACGGACTTGTTGCAGGGAAACCAATGACGGTGACTCAAACGACACGATCTGCGGGGAATATTACGCAAAGCATTGTTGTTAACGAACAAGGTGATACCACCATTACGAGGCAGTAATGGCTATTGATACTCGCCTTATCGCGGTACTTGGTGTTGGTTACGCTCCACAAACTACCGCTAACATGGGGTATAACTTCGACCCTGATCAGGCGTTTGAAAACTCCATTTATGGCGACTATGTACCGCCTACCCCACAAGATCCGATTGTTAATGAAGACGGATCAGTACCATTCCGTCGCAAGTTTGGCACACAGACACCAGAAGTAACGGCTAAAGCATGGTCTAACTACTCGCTATTCCAGCCTACCATACCAGAAATTGTTAAGTTAACACCCGCGCTTACGCGTATTCTGCGTGAAGAGGTTGTTAATCCTGTAGAGATTCCGGCGTTTGAGCCAGATGTATTACCTAGGGTTTCTGTCCTTACTAAACCCATTGAACAAAAATTAACCACTAATACTTTAGTATTAGTCCCTACAGCAGCAAGTTCTGCGCCAGAAGTGTCACACGAATTAGCGGTAAATACCGTTATTACTAGACCTAAAGCAGGAGTCGAAACGACCGCTGTGGATGCGTATGCTGCACCACTTCGTGTAGTTTTACCTCCAGAAACAGTAAAAAATCCTTCAAATGAGGAACTTATCAGTTTAATTGCATGGTTATAATTGACGCACTGCCAGTTAACTGTTATATAATTTACTTATGAATACATTCATCAGCAATAAACCTAATCCACAGCACATACAAGCCCTTGTGCACTGTAAGCAAAGTGAATTAGGCCATAAACTGCTTGAGGTAATTCGAGAAGCTTCTACTCGCACAAAAGACGCTTTAGTCAGTGCAGAAGATCAGGCAAGAATTTATCGATTGCAGGGCATGGTGAGGGTATTGGAAGAACTCATTGAGGCTGTTGAAATCAGCCCCGATGTATTAGAGCGCTTACGTAAGTAAGCAAATGTAGTCCTAGCAAACCATTACGTTTTTCGCACACCCAAGGGAGCGTTTAACAGAGTTGGAGCTTAAAGGAGATGTGTAATGGCTTTACCACGCCAAGTTGAAGAACAACTTAAACAAACTGAAGAGTTAGAAAAGCAGCTATACGGAGAACAGGAACTAGCAGACCCTAACAAGCCGCAAGCGTTCGTTGAGCAACCTCAAGTAACGCAAGAGGCAGAGCCTGTTGAAGCCCCTGAAGAAGTATTGGCACAGCCGGAAGATGACGCAGACGTTGAAGAAGTTAGTCAACCAAAAGCGGAAGAAGCCAAAAAGACGGACGAAATTAGGAAATGGGAGCAGAAGTACAAAACCCTTCAGGGTATGTACGACGCCGAAGTTCCTCGTCTTCACTCGCAAGTGAAAGAACTGACAGCTAAGGTTGAATCTTTGACCGCCGCTACAGAGAAAGCACAAGCAGCGAAGCAGGAAGCCCAAGAACAACTTCGTCTTGTCACAGATGAAGACGTTAAAGAATTTGGTGAAGACCTCATCGACGTGCAGCGACGAGTCGCACGCGAAGTGGCAGCGGAGTTCCGCGCAGAACTCGACGCATTGAAAGAAGAGAATGAAAGCCTTCGTAAGATGGCCTCATCTACTGATTCAAAAGTCTCAACCGCATCCTTTGAACAGCGTTTACATCGTTTAGTGCCTGACTTTGATCAGGTGAACACGAGTCCCGAGTGGATAGACTGGCTAAATGAAGTAGACCCCCTGTTGAGAGGGCCGCGTATGACCGTTGCTCAACAAGCGTATGAGTCGGGTGATGCAGAAGCAGTGGCGTATTACGTCGATTTGTTTAAGCAAAGCCAAGCTCCCGTTGAAGTTGAGGCTCCGAAAAAAGCCAAAGCAGAACTTGAACGTCAGATTCAGCCGAGTCGGTCAGCGTCTAGCAACGCAGCCCCCTCAAGCAAAGGTGCGACATATACACAAGCTGATATTCAGAATATGTTCACTAGAATTGCCAAGATGGGTGCGACTGAGGAAGCTCGTAAACTTGAAGCTGAAATCGACGCAGCGTTCATGGAAGGCCGTGTACGTTAGCGTATTAACCCTGTTAAATATTTAGGAATTTTATTATGGCTACTATTACTCCCGGTGCGGTCTATCCCGTAACTAACTACGCGGATACTACTACTGCTTATAGCGGTACTTTTATCCCTACTCTCTGGTCAGGCAAGCTACTTGCTAAGTTCTACCAAAACACCATGTTGTCAGAGATCTGCAACACTGACTACGAAGGTGAATTGAAGAACCAAGGTGATACCATTCGTATCCGTACAGCGCCTTCAATCAGCATCCAAGACTATACCGCTGGTATGAACTTGGTTACTGAAACTCCAGAGCCTCTCTACCAAGACATGCAAATCAACAAAGGTAAGTACTTCTCAGTACAAACCAACGACGTGTTGGCTCAACAGTCAGACATGAACTTGATGAACATGTTCACCGAAGATGCTGCCAAGCAGTTGAAAATCGCTATCGAAAACGAAGTGTTCTACAACTCTTTCATCACCGAAGGTGCCGCTGCTGCTAACTCTGGCGCTACTGCTGGTGCTATCTCAGCTGGCTACAACTTAGGTACTGACGTTGCAGCTTCTACTAAAGCTAACATCTTGTCTACCATTTTGCAGATGTCAGCAGTATTGGACGAGCAAAACGTACCTGAAGATGGCCGCTTCTTGGTAATCACTCCTAACCAACGTAATGCTTTGATGTCTTCTAACATCGCACAAGCATACTTCACTGGCGACCAGTCAAGTGTTATCCGCACTGGCAAAATCGGCATGTTGGATCGTTTCACTGTATACGTTTCTAACTTGTTGCCACGCGGCGCTGCTGACGAAGCTTGGAACGACGGCTTGGGTTCATTGACTCCCGGAGCTTCTGCTTCTGCTGTTGATCGCACCATGATGGTTGCTGGCACTAAGCACGCGATTTCATTCGCAGCGACAATCAGCAAAACTGAAACCTTGCGTAACCAAGACGACTTCGGTGACAAAGTACGCGGCTTAGCCGTTTACGGTCGCAAAGTTGTTAAAGACGACGCGTTGGTAACAGCGGTTGTTGAAGCTTAATAGCTCAGCACTAGAAGGGAGCTTCGGCTCCCTTTTTATTAGGAGAATACTATGACACCTGAAGAAGTAATGAAGCACCACAACGGCCAAGTTGTAGGTGGACGCATCCAAGCCCGTGTCAAAAACAAAGCAGTCATAATCGCTAGACCCGGCGCAGAAGGATTTGAATTCACTCCAGAAGGTCAGTTATTAGCGAATGAACTTCGCAAAAAAGCTAAGGCTGAAGCCCCTGCGCCGAAAGCCCCTGCGAAAAAGTCAACTACCAGTACAAAATCTCGCAAAGCCTCATAATAGGTGCTAGAATCAAATAGAATTTAGCTCATAGGTGTAGCATGATTTCTGTAGACACGCTTTTTCCTTACGTTCTTCCGTTCGTCACAGGATGCTCGGAGCCGTTGGCGCGTCAGGCTATTGTGCAAGCTGCCATTGAGTTTTGTGATAAAACGGCGGCTATGGCAGAAACTTTAGATGCGTTTCCAACGTCTAAGGGCATTGCCGAGTACGATGTTGACGTCCCAAATACGCAGATGCGTGTGTCTCGTATCATATCAGCAAAAGTTGACGATGTGATTGTTGCTGGCATACATACCACAGACGCAGCTAAGTTAACCAAAACTGACGGTAAACCCATGGGGTTTTACACTACCCGTACAGGCTCTGTATTACAGGTTAACTTATACCCAATCCCCGATGATAAATACACGATCCAACTTACGGTAGCTTATGCTCCTGCGTTTGGAGCGACGTCGATTGAAGACGATTTAGTAGATTATTGGGGTGAGGCTATTAGTTGTGGCGCTGTTGCACGTATTGCCGGAACTCCTAATATGCCGTTTAGTAACTCTGATTTGGCAATGTATAAGCGTAATGAATTTATGCGACACTGCCAAGCAGCAAAAATTGATAGCTACCAAGGACGAGTTAGGTCTTCTACTCGTGTAGCTCTACGACCACTAGTGTGAGGTAATTTGATATGGCACTTTTAGCCCAATCCATTGTTCAGCGCGTAGTAGGTACGCTTCAGGACACTACATCAGTACGATGGCCAGTAGCTGAGCTTGTTCGCTACCTCAACGATGGTCAACGTGAAGTTATTTTGTATCGCCCTGATGCAACAATTAAAAATGTTTCCCACACTTGCGTTGCTGGCCCTAAGCAGTCCTTACCTGTTGATGGCGCAAAGCTTGTCGATATCGTGCGTAATACTTCTGGCGGCGCAATTCGCCAAGTACCGCGTGAGATTATAGACGCGCAAACACCTAACTGGTACTCATTAACGGGCGCAGATAACGTTGTACATTTTATGTACGATCCTCGTGATGCTCGTGTTTTTTACGTCTACCCACCAGCGACTACTAACACCTCTATCGAGATGTCTTACTCAGCGTATCCTACAGACGTTGCAGAGCCAGCTGAAGGTGCGGACTACACAGATGTTGTGGGCAACTTAGACGTGCCAGATATCTACGGCAACGTAATTATCGACTACATGTTATACCGCGCTTACACTAAAGACAGTGAATACGCTGGTAATTCTCAGCGCGCTATGGCGCACTACCAAGCGTTTGCCAATGCATTAGGTATAGAGGTTCAAGGTACGACAAGCGTTGCTCCTAAAGTAACACTTTCTGGCCCAGCTGTAGCCTAGGAGTAGATCATGGCGTACATAGAGACCGTAAAAATGGTGGTGGGCGATACTGGCCCCGATATTAAGCTTACGCTTAAGGATTCTAATACCGCCCCTGACGGTGTAACTTATGACGCCAACGATTCCAATACATGGGCACCTATTGATCTGACGGGCGCAACCGTGCACTTACGTATCCGCGAAGTGGGCGGCACTGCTATAATTTCCGATTTATTAGGTGTTGTTGCGGCTCCTTTAGAAGGTTCGGTTGCTTTCTCATTTGTAGGTAATGCGTTTACTGCAAGTGGTTTATACGAAGGCGAAGTCGAAGTTACAGACAATACTGGTACTGTACAGACTATGTACGATCTTATTAAGTTTAAAGTGCGTGAAGACTTTGACTAATGGCTATGGAGATAACGCCTTCCAATGTAGCGGGTTCGCTAGCTGCAGCTAGCCCTAAAGCTACGCTTACCTATACAGCGTTATCTTCTGATGTTACTGCCCAAGATATATCTGGCGCTGTAAACGCTAAGTTTATAACCACTACGCCTCTTCTTTTTGGGCAGTTTATTTTAGCTTTACAGCTATCTGACACATTTACTGTATCTGACATTGTATCTGTTGGACTTACTAAAGCCCTATCTAATGAAGTGAGCTTCGTAGATGCTAGCGTTTTAAGTGTAAACAAAAAACTTTCTGACGTATCTTCCGCACAAGATTCTATTTCATGGTCGGCGGGCAAATTACTAACAGACACATTTAGCGCTACTGATACTTTAAGTTATGATTTTGGCACTACATATCAAGACCAAACATCAGTAACGGAATCTTTATCTTATTCGCTAGATTATCACTTAGCTGACGCGGCGAGTGGTACGGATACGCTTAACTTTAGCTTAGATAAGTCGTTATCCGACGACTCTATTGTTTCCGACACATTTGTTCGTGTTGTTTCTTACCTTCGTGAGTTTGCTGATGCATACACCGTTGACGAGCAGTTAGCATTAAACGTAAACAAAGCTACCAGCGATGCGGCTAGCGCCAGTGATTCTATTGCATACCAAGTAGATTTCCTGCGAACGTTTATTGATGTTGTTAATGCGACAGATGACTTAGATGGTCTTGCTTCGGCGGTAGACGAGATATCTGTAGCGTTTAGTAAAATACGCATAGAAACAGCGCAAGTCAGTGATTTGTTTGACAGAACAGTTAACTACAGTCGAGGTTATTCTGATGCAGCTGCTGTGTCAGATGCCTTACAAATTTTCTTAGACTTTGTAGGTACGTATACTGATAGCGCAAGCGTTAGCGATAGTCTTTCTTATTTTCTTTCTTACCTACGTACTTTCGCTGACAATATTACTTTTGAAGATACTACCGCGCTAGGTGTACACAAAAGCCTATCGGAAGTCGGTAGTGTTAGCGAATCTGCTATAAAATCAATAAGTAAGGTACTTAGTGACCAAGGTTCTGTGTCAGATGCGCTAGAGATTTTCTTAGGCTATGTTGGAAACTATGTAGATAGCGCAAGTGCTAGCGATAGTTTTTCGTACTTCCTTTCTTTCCTGCGTACTTTTGCTGACAATGCTACTGTTGACGATGCTACTGCGCTAGGTGTACACAAAAGCCTATCTGAAGTTGGTAGCGTCGATGAGTCCGCTATAAAATCAGTAGGTAAAGGAATTAACGATCTAGCCGCTGTGTCAGATGCGCTAGAGATTTTCTTAGGTTTTGTTGGAAACTATGTCGATAGCGCAAGCGTTAGTGATAGTTTTTCATATTTTCTTTCTTTCCTGCGTACTTTCGCTGACAATGCTACTGTTGGAGATGCTACATTAATAGATGTAGATAAAAATCTAACAGAAATTGGTAGTGTTAGCGAATCTACTATAAAATCAGTAAGTAAGGGAATTAGTGACCAAGGTTCTGTTACCGATTTTGGCGCACTATTTTGGCAAGATTACACGGTCGATATGACTTATTTTGCCCAAGACTTTGTTGGTAACTCACAACCATTTTGAGGTTTAACATGATTAATGAAACATTGAAATTAAGCGGTGAGCTTACCATCGTCCTAAAAGACAAAGACGGTAAGGTCAAAGAAGAGCGCAAAGAAAAGAACTTGGTCGTAGACTCAGGTCTCGATTTCATCTGTTCGCGTATGGCTGGCACTGCGTCATCTGTTATGGGATACATGGCCGTAGGTTCTGACAATACTGCAGCTGCAGCTGGTCAGACTGACCTTTTAGGTTACTTGGGCACACGCATAGCTACTGATAATAACGGTACAGCTACAAATAATACTGTGACTTACACTGCCACTTTCGGTGCTGGAGTAAGTTCAGGCGCAATCGTAGAAGCTGGTATTTTCAATGATCCTAGCGTTGCTACTGGTGATATGCTGTGTCGTACAGTATTCGCCACAGTTAACAAAGGCGCGGAAGATACTATGAGTATTACTTGGACAATTACTCTTAGCGCAGCCTAATTAGCATAAGGGGCACCATTAGATGGCTATCATAACTCGCCAAACAACAGCTACGGGTGTTACTAATAAAGGTGCCCCTCTTACTAATGCTGAATTGGACGCTAACTTTATTGAGTTGCGTTCACAAGTTTTCTATGTAAAAGCAGCAGAAGCCATTGCTAAAGGTGATGTTGTTTATGCGTCGGGTGCTGTAGGCGCGTCCGGCACGATTGAAGTTTCTAAGTACATCGCCAACAATACGATTGAAGAATTATACGTCTTAGGTGTAGCTGATGATGCTATGGCCCTAGGCGAGTTCGGCAACGTAAAGTCGTTTGGCGAGATTCAAGGTATCGCTACTAACGGTACCGCACAAGGCGAAACGTGGGTAGACGGTACGGTACTTTATGCGTCGCCAACCACTGCGGGTGGACTTACTAATGTTGAGCCTACCGCGCCCAATCAAGTAATTTCTGTAGCGATGGTTGTGGCGACGCACGCCTCGAACGGCACGTTGTTTTGTCGCCCCATTACCGGATTCCACCTCCACGAGCTGCACGACGTAGCCACTACAACTGCTACTAGCGGCCAACTTCTCACGTGGAACTCTGCGGGGTATTGGGAGCCAGCTGACGCCCCCATCTCACTACCTGACCAGACCGGCAACTCAGGTAAGTACCTAACCACTGACGGTACAAACGCCTCATGGGGCGATGTCGCTCTACTTCCTACTGGGTGGACAACTGAGGACACAGGCGCAGGTATCGTATTTAAGTACAACGGTACAGCGCTTATGCGTTTAGGCCGCACTGGCAATTTAGAAGTAGTTGGAAGCATAGATAGCGTTGCATCTATTGTATAAACATACTACTATAGGTTTTTAAATACAGCCTAGTAATCCTTCGGAGGTCGAAAATGGCTCAGACTTATACTAAAACTCTCAAAAAAGCTGTTCCTACTGTACGCACTGCTGACGGTGTTGTTACTGAGTGGGAATTGGAAGTAATCTGCGTTGCTGACTCTAATGGTTGGAAAACCACTTACAATGAGCGCGAAGAAGTAGAATACTTAGGTAAAACCCCTGAGCAGTTTACAAAAGCTGAGCTGTTGGCCATGGTTCAAATCAATGATCACGTATTTGACGCGCATTGGCAAGCCCACAACACTCCAGCCGTTACTGAGCGCAAGCCTGACTTCCCATTGACGTCATTGCCTAACGAGTAATGCGTACCGTAATGTTAGCAGCGCCGTCTTACGACGGCACTGTTGGTGTTTGGCACGCGTGCGCTTTATCGGAAACAGCTAAAATCGGTATACAGAATGGGGTTAATATTATCCCTATCTATATGTCGTTTGATAGCCTTGTTCAGCGTGCTCGTAATGACATTGTACAGCTTGCGCTAAAAACGGGTGTAGACGACTTGGTGTTTATTGATACTGACCAAGATTGGAACCCCCAAGACTTCTTTAAGCTTTTATCTCACGATGTTGACGTCGTTGGATGCCCTGTACCAAAAAAATCTGACGTTCCTACATACAACATTAAGTTAGTTTCCAAACCTTATAAAGTTTTGGACAATGGCTTAGTGGAAGTAGACTCCGTAGGGACAGGTTTTTTACGGGTTACCAAAGATGCTTTGCAGCAACTGTGGGACGACTCTGAAGAATATTCAGAAGACAATAAGACATGCCGCATGGTATTTAACATTGGTATTGTTGATGGAAAGCTACACTCTGAAGACGTTATTTTCTGCGCAAAATGGAAAGCTCTTGGCGGTAAAGTTTATATAGACCCTACAATCGACTCTGCGCATAGCGGAGAAAAACGTTGGATCGGTAACTTTCAGCCATGGATTGCGCAGGTTACTTCTAATGACGAAGAAATATAGGTTTATTTCTGGACTACCACGCTCTGGGTCTACACTACTTACTGCTATTTTAAATCAGAACCCTCAATTTAAGGCGAGTATTTCAGACCCACTACATGCATATTGCCACTCTATTATCCGAGATACTGAATCTTCTGTTGGTGTGGGATCGCTAGTCCCTATTGAAAAGCGCAAGCAGTTAATGCGTGCGTTGTTTGATAGCTTTTATGCTGATGGCCCGGACGTCTGCTTTAATACTAACCGTGGGTGGTGAGCTGATACAGAGCTGCTACACAATTTGTATCCTGATTTTCGTATGATAGTACTGGTACGCGATGTACCTCATATCTTAAACTCCTTTGAACATCTCCATCTAAAAAACCCACTCACAATTAAGCCTTTGTACCACCATAGAGATACCGCTAACGTCTATGAGCGCTGCGCTATTTTAGCGGGTGAGACTGACCTTGCAGGGTACGTAAAAGGCCCGCTAGTTAACTTAGCGTCTAGTTTTGTTAGTCGCCACAAAGACAACATGTTGTATATAACCTACGGCACGCTAGTTAATTATCCTGCAGATGTTATGCGGATTGTGTATGAGTTTTTAGGTGAACCGTTTTACCAACACGATTTTAATAACGTGGAGTCGTCATACGATGAGTTTGATGACGCCGCTAAAATTGATGGGCTACATACCACCCGACGCAAAGTAGAGTATAAAAAACAGCCACGGGTTATACCAGATGATTTGTGGCAACAATATAAGCAACTAAATGTTTGGGAGGCTATTGATAAGTCTACCCTTAATTGGATACAAGGAAATTAACTATGGCGCTAGTAACATATGTAGTAGAAGGTGGTATTGGCAAACAAGTAGCATTTACTTCGCTATTACCCAAACTCGCAGAAAAGAACGGCGAACCTGTGCAAATTCACACTCCTTATGTAGACGTCTACGCAAATAACCCCCACGTCAAGATGGCGTTCGATATGGGATCTATTATGCTAGATGACCCTCGTATCTTAGCGTCTGATGACATTGTTTATGTAGAGCCTTACAAAAGTTTGTTTGTTCGCGGGAAAGATCACTTACTTAAAAGCTACTGTGATTTACTAGGCGTTGAATTTAGTACTGATATGACACCCGAAGTCTACACTGATCACCTAGCAGATACGGCTAGCAAGTGGCTTAGTGATGTCGGCGTAACGGGCGATTACATCATGGTGCAATTGACTGGTGGGCAGTCTCCAATCGGATTTAACCCTGCTAACCCCTATACAAGTTCTAACATAGCTAGGAATTACCCTCCGTATTTCGCCAATATGTTGGTGGCTATGTTGAAAGAAAAATACCCTGATGTAGCGATTATCGACTGCACACTGCCAAATGAAGCTGCATACCCCCAAGCTATTAAGTGCGATATGCCTTGGCCTGTTGTGTATGAGTTATCTAAAGGTAGTTCAGGGTTTATTAGTATTGATTCGTGTTTACAGCATTTTTGTGCAGGTACAGGCGTTAGCGGTGTTGTTGTTTGGGGGAATACCCGTTGGAACCAGTTTGGTTGGTCGCACAACCAGAATCTTTCATACGCTATGAAACATGCTAACGACTTTACACCTGTTGATATTAATGACCCTAGAAACATAATGATAACGCCGGATGTGTTAGTGCAGTTCTTTGATGAACATATTATGGGTAAGCCTTTCTCTGTGCCGAGTGTACCCCACAATGATTAGCGCCCCCGTTAGCATTGGTGAGCTTCTAGATAAGATAACAATTCTAGAAATTAAGCTCGATAAAATTACAGACCCTATTAAGCTTGCTAACGTTCGTAATGAGCTGACTTGCTTGCTAAATATTGTTGAAGGTATAGAATTAGATAAGCACCTCATAGCAGAGCCTCTACAAGGATTATCCCTTGTGAATCAGCAGCTTTGGGATATAGAAGACGCGATACGCATAAAAGAAAAACTCAACGAGTTTGACGACGATTTTATTGCGTTAGCACGGTCTGTGTATAAAACCAACGACCGCCGCGCCGCATTCAAGCGCGAGATTAACGTTTTACTAAACTCAACGCTAGTTGAAGAGAAAGAATACACCTAGAGGTTATTATGGCTATCAAAATCCAAGGTACTACTGTTATAGGCGATAGTTGCGACTTGCAAAACGTAGCTTCTGTGGACGCTACTACTAAAAGCGCTGTCGAAACTTCTTTGGAGTATAAATCTGACGTTACACTGTGTAACGTAGCCGCTGGTACCGATGCTCTTACTAGTAACACAACAGGTTATAGCAACGTAGCTGTTGGTACTAATTCGCTTCGTAATAACACGACTGGTATTAATAACACTGCTATAGGGCCCCAATCGCTCTATAGCAATACAACAGGTGCTGATAACGTTGCAATAGGATCATATGCTTTATACTGTAATACTACAGGAAGACGAAACGTTGCTGTTGGTAGTAGGGCTTCTTTCTTTTCTGCAAATACCTATGGCAATATTTCTGTAGGATATGGTGCGTTAAATGCTAGTTTAAGTAGTTATAATCTAGGAATTGGGGTAAATGCCGCTAGAGCTACTACAACTGGCGCGTACAGCACTGCAATCGGGCATAACGCTCTTAGATTTAACACACTTGGAAATTTTAATACTGCTCTAGGGCCATCTTCTCTTTTTTCTAATACCAGCGGAAATAACCATATTGCTATAGGATATGGAGCTAGTAGATCTAATACAACAGGTAGTGATTCTGTTGCTGTTGGTACTAATTCGCTTCGTAATAACACAACTGGTAGTAATAATACTGCTGTCGGTACTTGCGCTCTTTATTCTAATACAATAGACGAAAGAAATACCGCAATAGGAGCTTTTGCTGGAAAGGCACATACCTCTTATGGAATTGTTGCTATAGGCTATAACGCTTTATGTGGTAGTCCATCTGCCAATGGAACAGTAGCCATCGGTGAATGTGTTATGAGCAATGATGGCAATTTTGGTAGTAGTACAGTGGCTATAGGTCAATGTGTTCTTAGTGCTAATACTTACGGGAATAACAACGTTTCGATAGGATTTAAGTCATCTATAGCTAATACAACAGGTTATAATAATGTAGCGCTTGGTTATGTGAGTATGTCCAGCAATATAACCGGTAATAGTAATACTGCTGTTGGCCTTGCTTCTCTATATGGAAGCACTACTGGGTCACGAAATACCGCAATAGGACTGAGCACATTGAGGTGTAATGCGGGAGGTAATAACAATACTTCTGTAGGCTACCAAGCGTTGCGGGCCAATACAGCATCTAGTAACACCGCAGTAGGTACTTGTGCTCTTTACAGTAATACGACAGGTGATGGCCACGTAGCTCTAGGAGAATGCGCACTAAGGAACAATACAACTAGTGATTGGCACGTAGCTATTGGCTGTGGAGCACTCTTAAATCAGAATGGGGGCGGTGACCAAATAGCTATTGGCTATCAAGCATTGTGTGCTGCTACTACTAGTTGGGACAACGTTGCGCTAGGCTTGTGGAGCTTGTGTAACGTTACTTCGGGTAGCGATAATATCGGTCTAGGTTACCAAGCAGGCTATGGAATTATTTCTGGCGCTTACAACGTAATTTTAGGAAACGGCGCAAGCTCCGGTGACAATGGATCGTGTAACGTCGCTATTGGTAAGTGCGCAGGGCCAAGTGTTTTCCCTAGTACTACTGGCACAAATAATATATCTATTGGCGCAAACACTGGTAGGTCTAGAGGTAGTGCCGCTGCCAATAACACGTACATAGGTGCAGCAGCGGCATGTAGTGGTACTACAACATACACAGGCTCTAATAATATAGCTTTAGGTTACAATGCGTTACCTAGCGCTGCTGCAGTATCTAATGAAATCACACTGGGTAATACTAGTATTACTAGTTTAAGAATTCCGGGCTTACAGTCCGGTGCCACTACTGGTGATGTACTTACTTATGATGGATCTAAAATAACACTAGCTGCCGCTGGCGGTGGAGTTGAATCCGATGCAAGTTTTAACACTGTGGCTGGTACTGATGCTCTAGCAAGTTTAACTACAGGCTCTAGCAACGTTGCTGTAGGTTACGGTTCTCTTTTCAGTAACACAACAGGGTGTGATAACACTGCCTTAGGTACTTGTGCGTTACGTGCTAATACTACGGGCGATCAAAATACCGCAGTTGGTATGCTTGCTTCTAACAGTAATACTACCGGTAGGTGGAATACTGCGATTGGCAAACTTGCTATGGCTAATAACACTACTGGCTGCCTTAACACTGCCTTAGGTTTTAGTGCTCTTGGTTATGCTAATACAACAGGAGATGGCAACACAGCTTTAGGTGGGTATGCTGCTAATTACGGCACAACAGGCTCTCACAATACCTCTGTTGGATATTGTAGTGGGGGTAGTAACTTAACGACAGGCAGCAATAATACACTTTTAGGTTATGCTGCTGTACCAAGTTCTACCGCTGCTTCTAACGAAATCACATTAGGCAACTCTTCAGTTACTAACCTTCGTTGTAACGATACAACTATTTCTTCACTATCCGATGAACGTGATAAAGATGAAATTGAAGATATCCCATATGGTGTTGATTTCATCAAGGATCTACGTCCTGTTAAGTTCACATGGAAACGCCGTGACGGATCAATGGAAGGTAAGGTTGACATTGGTTTCATTGCTCAAGAACTTGATGCTGTGGAAGAGAAATGGCAGTCACATCCGTATACCCGCCTAGTCCACAAAGACAATCCCGAGAAGTGGGAAGCTGATCCGATGAAAACTTATCCTATTGTCGTAAACGCTATCAAAGAGCTAGATGCTAGGCTAACGACGTTGGAAAATACATAGGCTCTGATTGCTAGTATTGTTACAAAGCTGTATAATATTTAAGCAATTAGCGTGGGCAGAGCCATGGATCAGGATAGGGCACAATACAGATTCGAATCTGATAGACGACTTGATCGTATTGAGCTAAAGCTTGATAAGGTTGCTGATGCTCTAGAGACTCTTGCTCGCACCGAAGAAAAACTGCTATCTATGAATCAGCGTGTCGTGGTCATGGAGAAGAAGATGGAGGCAGGTTATGCCGAGCACATTAAGCTGATTGAATCTGCCAAAGATGCCCACATGACTTCCATGATGTTAGATCGTGCTCTTCTAAGGATTGATACCTTAGAAGATATCACTGCCAAGCTGAACTCGGCCTTTCTTGAAAACAGTCTAAAAACCAACGACCTAGTAAGCAACAAAAAAACCGTAGTGGCATGGGTGAGCGGTTTAGTTAGTACGGTTTTAGTCTGGTACTTCACAGCTAAAGGCGGGCTATGAACAATAGCGAAGAATACCGTGGTCTCTTAAGAGTGTTAAGTAGTATTGCTACGAGCCTAGAGCTACAAGACCAACGGGCAGGGCGTCAAGTTAAGTTATGTCTTGCGTTAGGTATTGCGGTTATTTGTTCAATAGCGGTGTTAGGGCTAACTATTGTCCTTTTGGTGGATATCAGGAGTCTACTATGATCGAATTACTTATCGGTGCAATAACTCCACTACTTAACAAGGTTATCCCTGATAAGACAGAGGCAGCTAAATTAGCCCATGAGATAGCAACACTGGCAGAGAGACAAGCCCATGAGCTGGCAAAACTTCAAATCGAAACTAACAAAGCTGAAGCTAGCAATCCATCGATGTTTGTCGCCGGATGGCGGCCCTTTACGGGCTGGGTGTGTGCTTCTGCACTTGCTTTTAATTATATTGTGTTACCTATTGCCAACTATGTATGTAGTATATTTTTAGATGTGCCTGTACCTACTCCTCTTGATATGGACGTCATGCTTCCTGTGCTTCTGGGTATGCTGGGTCTTGGAGGTATCAGAGGATATGAAAAAGTCAAAGGAGTGGCGAGATCAAAATGAGCGATAGACGATTAATTGACATGCTTATCCTCCATGAGGGTAAGCGACATCATGTGTACGAGTGTTCATCCGGCAAGCTTACTATTGGTGTAGGGCGCAACCTTGAAGATCTAGGGCTAACAGATGGCGAGATAGATTTCCTGCTGCGCAACGACCTTATGCGAGTACAGGCAGAATTACTTCAGTCTGTTCCTTGCTTTAGAAGACTTTCTGAGACTCGCCAAGACGTACTAATAGATATGTGCTTTAATCTCGGCATTAGTCGTCTCATGCAGTTCCAGAAGATGCTCACGGCACTTGAGATTGGCGATTACATGGAAGCCGCTGCTGAGATGCTTGACTCTCGATGGGCCAAACAAGTAGGTATACGGGCTGTTAGGTTAGCTAAAATGATGGCTACTGACGAGTGGCATATTTGATAGAGTGTACTAAGCTTATAATAGTCAGTTCCCCTGACTGACTAGCATTTTAGTTATACTCCTTATATTTCATGATATTCCCCTAGGAAACTAGGAGTTTTTTCTTCCTAGCGGCCTGAGTACTACTGTAATATACTGAATAAGAACTACATTTAGGGTATTCACATGGTCGCTTTAAACATTCGCTCTTTCGATGGCATTTCTCCGAAAATTCCAGCGCGGTATCTAAAAGACTCTCAAGCACAGATTGCGGATAATAGTGACGTGTTTAGCGGTAGTTTGAAGCCTATTAAGGCTTTGGGTTCTCAAGTTGCTTCTGTAGGCACTAATAAACAGACGATCTACAAGTTTGGTCAGGACGTTGATAATCCTGCTACTGGGTGGCTCTCTTGGAGCACAGACGTAGATGTTTGTCGTAGCCAGATCGCAGGTGATACTGAAGAGTGGACATTCTATACGGGCGATGGGTATCCCAAAGCTATCCGTGCTGGTGCCACAGGCTCTCCAATTCATTTAGGCATCGCAGCTCCAGCAACTCCGATATCAGCAACTCCCGGCGTTCCCCCTGCAGATGTTGATCAGCTAGTCGCCGAGACGCGTGTATACACTTACACATATGTATACAAAGTAGGAAGTCGCAGTATTGAGTCTGCCCCCGCTCCGGCCTCTGGCACTGTAGATATTTACCCCGGCCAGAACGCCATTTTAGGTAGCGTTGGTACTATTTCTTCGGGGTATAACGCAACGCACGTTCGTTATTACCGTGCGGTTGACGGCACGTTTTTGTTCGTAAAAGAAGTAACCTACGCTAGCGCACTAGGCGGCACTACTGACACTGTTGATCCAGAATTGCTCGGTGAAGTTATCCCGTCTTTGGACTGGCTAGAACCCCCCGACACGCTGAAGGGCTTAATTAACTTACCAAACGGCGTGATGGCTGGTTTTGATGGGCGCGATGTATTTTTCTGCGAGCCTTATGTGCCTCATGCATGGCCAGATGCTTACCGCCAAACACTAGATTATCCTGTTGTAGGACTTGGCGTTATAGACACGACCTTGGTTGTATTAACTAAGGGTACGCCATACTTTATCCAAGGTTCACATCCTGATTCCATGGTGGTTGTTCGTTCTGATATGGAGCAATCCTGCCTTTCTAAACGTAGCATTGTCAGCTTCAATAACACCGTAGTGTATGCTTCGCCTGATGGCCTTATGTCACTTAGTTCAAGCGGATCACGCATGATAACTGTGGATAGCTATACTCCCGAACAGTGGCGTGCAGCGTTTAACCCCGCGTCCATTGTCGGCTTCCATACTGACATGAAGTACGTAGCGTTTTATGATACAGGTACTAAACAAGGTTCGTTTGTTTACGACTTTAGTACGCAGCAGCTTACTCTCAACAACTTTTACTATGAAGTTGGTTACCATGACATGCGTGCTGATGTCCTTTACTTAGCTAGTTCAGCCGGAGCTGTTCTCCCGTGGGGTACAGGCAGTGCCGTAGCGTACCAGTGGAAGTCTAAGAAGTTTTCGCTCCCTCGCGTGTTAGGTATGTCATGTATGCAGGTTGAAGCTGAAAGCTACCCAGTTACAGCTAAAATATACGCTGACGGTAATCTTATTCATACACAGACAGTAGACTCAAGGTTTCCATTCCGTTTGCCAGCTGTATCAGCTAGGGATTGGGAGTTTGAACTGACAGGCACCCCTGAAGTTTTCCAAGTAGCTATTGCTCAATCTATGGAGGAGCTAGCGAATGTCTAGTAAGCCCGGCTCAAAGTTACCTACAGTCACCTCTAATATACCTAGAGATTTACGCACTTATTTAGATCGAGTTCGTGATGTGCTATCTGGCGCAGGTGCCAATGGCCTTATCACTAAAGATGATTTAGTTAGTTACGGGATTATTGACCGCAACGGCAACCTAATAGATCAGGACTTCGAGCGCGGCGGCTATGTTACTCCCTCGCCTGTTACTGGCTTCACTGCCACAGGCGGGTACCGCATCGTTACCTTAGATTGGGATTTACCCTCTTATTTGGGCCATGCGTATACAGAGATTTTAGCGACTGATCCTTTTGATACACTAACACCCCCCGCCGACCTTACTCCGTTTCAAGACGTAGAGAATGCCGTTGTCGTAGGTATCGCTGGCGGCGCTGTTTATAGCGACCCTGTTGGCGGTAGCAAGTCTAGATACTACTGGGCTAGGAACGTAAACATTGCAGACGAACGCGGCCCAATTAATGCTGTTGGAGGCACACTTGCTGAGACTGCTGTTGACGTAGAGTTTCTGCTAGAAGTACTTAACAAATCAATAACTCAAAACGAGTTAGCTGACGATCTAGCGGGTAGGATTGATCTAATTGACGCTGATTCCACTGTCGAAGGATCAATTAATTACTACATTGAACAAGTAAATAACGATATAGACTACATAGAAAACACTACTATACCGACCATAAATAACAACGTAACTAATATCAACAACCATGTTGAAGCTATTGCAGATGCAGTTGCCTATGACCCCGCAACGACATACCAAGCAGGGGACATGGTTTACTACAATAAGAAGTTGTATGAAGCTAAACAAACTACAACAGGTAACGTGCCAACTAACACTACCTATTGGAAAGAGCTAGGCAACTTCAGCATACTTAAAGAAGAAACTGATACTAGCTCGGCGGCTATCATTGCACTTAATGATGTTTCAGCAACTTCTGATTCAGCCGCTGCTAGAGCGCTTTGGACTATGCAAGCCACAGTTAACGACCCTAATACTGGTTTAGCAGCTGCTCATGGTGAAATTACATCCCTTAATACCATAGATGTAAATAGTGATTCTGTCTTAGCTAGTCAATTCGCTACTATAAAAGCCTCAGTTAACGACCCAAATACTGGCTTAGCCGCCGCTCATGGTGAAATTACTTCACTTAATACTATAGATGTAAATAGTGACTCAGTTCTAGCTAGCCAATTTGCAACTATAAAAGCCACAGTTAACGATCCTGATACTGGTCTAGCCGCTGCCCATGGGGAGATTACATCTCTTAATACCATAGATGTAAATAGTGATTCTGTTTTAGCTAGTCAGTTCGCTACTATAAAAGCCACAGTTAACGATCCTGATACTGGTCTAGCTGCCGCACATGGTGAAATTACATCACTCAATACCATAGATGTAAATAGTGATTCTGCTTTAGCTAGCCAATTTGCAACTATAAAAGCCTCAGTTAACGACCCTGATACTGGCTTGGCCGCCGCACATGGAGAGATTACATCTCTTAATACCATAGATGTAAATAGTGACTCAGTTCTAGCTAGTCAATTTGCAACTATAAAAGCCGCAGTTAACGACCCAAATACTGGCCTACCAGCTGCACATGGTGAAATTAATGAGCTAAATAATATAGCAGTAGACAGTGGTTCAGCATTAGCGCAGGCGGTCTTCCAAGTTAATACTACTCTCTATGATGGTGAGGACGCTCTAACTACTACTGTACAGACCAACGCTCAATCTATTAACGGCATCCAAGGTAAGTATTCAGTAAAAGTAGATAACAACGGTGCTGTTGCAGGTTTTGGTCTTATATCTGACTTGAACGAGGCGGGCGGTGCAACTACTGCATTTGGCATTAACGCTGACCGTTTCTATATTTATCCAGACACGGATTACTCCCAAGATACAGCACCTGCTGGTAGCTTAGGCCAGCTGTGGTATGACACTGACGACAAAATTTACTACCGCCACAACGGCTCTGGTTGGGAAGTATTTACCCCCACCTCTCCGTTTATTGTACAAACTACGGATCAAAACGTGGGTGGAGTGAATGTCCCCGCAGGTGTGTATATCGACACAGCGTTCATTGCTGACGCAAGTATTACTAGCGCTAAGGTAGGCATTGCTGCCATTGACGAAGCTAAGATTGCTGACGGCGCTATTACTAACGCTAAGATTGACGATGCAGCTATTACCAATGCGAAGATAAGCGGTACGATTCAGTCTAGCCTAAGTACTGTGTCAGGGCGTCCTTACTGGTACATTGATCGCGGTGGCGATGCCGAATTTAGTCGCGTTGCTATTTATGCAGATGATGGGACGCTACTTCTCCGCTCTGGCGGGTCTAGCTTAGATACAGGCGGCACGCTAAGTACTACTAGGTTTTTAGAAACGTTTAATTATACGTCCACGTCTCAGCTTCCTTGGACTAACTATTCAGGGTTAGGTGAACTTAGTCTGCCAACAGGGCTAGGTGAATACGATGGTAAAGTACTTCGCATCGGTAATAACTCCGGCAATGACCAACAATGGCTAATAGGCAATAATAGTTACGTTATCTCACCGGGTAAGCTTTATAGAATTAAAGTTAGAATTAGACAAACGGCGGGGAGCGGCATTCTCTACCTAGGCGTTGCTGGTCGTAACGCCACTGACACAGCGTGGGTAAATATTAGCGGTACAAACTCCACTAGTAGTCAGCATTACTTCGCTGGTGTGGGGATTAATGCGCCAACCGCTTGGACAGAGTATACAGGTTACTTCTCTTCAACAGGTAATGGTACTGGGTATAAGCCGGACTACACCAATCCGGGCGTGATGCACTCTAGCGCAAAGTTCTTTAGGCCGTTATTACTCGTAAACTATTCCGGCGTTGCAGGGGTTACAGAAGTAGATTATTTCCGCATCGAAGAGATGAACACTAATCCTGACGCCGCCGCAGACATGGCAAGTTCAGGAGCAGCCATTGGTGGCATGGGTAGCTTCCAGTTCATTAAGAACTCCCTCGTTAATGGAACGGGCAACAATGGCGAAATACAAATAACGGCGGGTAGGTTTTACCACCCTAACGGAACAAGCGTTGACGTCACTGCTTCCGAGATAAACACAAACTACGAAGGTTCTTGTGTCCAAGACAGATTTTTTGTTTTGTACTCTGCGTCTAATGTAAAAACTCGTTTCTCGTCACTTACTTTCCTTGCGGCAAACACTACTCAGTTTTTCATTGCTGTATATGACGATTACTATAAACGCTGGTTCGCTGTCGATAACTACAACAATAGGCAAGTATTTACGCCACTAGATACCGACTGCATTGTTGCTTATGGCTCTAAAACCACGGTAGGTACAGACACGGTAAACGATACTGGTATTGATCAGTTAGTTAGCCTTATGACAACTAACACCGCCTTACCAGAGGACAACGCTACAAAAAGTAGTATCTATCGACAAACTTCAGCGCCTACGGGCGGCACGTACTCAACCAACGATTTGTGGATCGATACCGATTCAGTGCCTACTACTGTAAGTCAGTGGAACGGTTCTAGCTGGACAGTTATAGGTAACTACACAACCGATACAGACCAACTCAATGACGGCGCTAACTTAGGTGGCACGGCGGAATGGACTGGAGTTACGGGCACTGGTAAACCTGCTGACAACGCTACAAGAAACACGATCTATAGACAAAACTCTCAGCCTACGGGTGGCACTTATGTTTTAGGTGATCTATGGTATGACACTGACGCTGACCCTACCGCGCTTTACGCTTATAGCGGCAGCGCATGGGAAAAAGTCGCTAACGATATAACTAACACTAATGAGTTAACAGATGGCGCAGGCTTAGGCGACACTGCTGTTTGGAATAGTGTTACAGGTACTGGCAGGCCAGCGGATAACGCAGACGTTACTAACTACGATGACACAAGGGTATCCAACTATTTACAAGAAAATGCTGTCACTCGCATAAGCAACCCTGAAGGTGGGTCTTACAACTCAAGCGCTTCATCTATAACTGGTTGTATTCGTATACGATTGCCTCAAGGCTTTACCAACACAATGATGTCGTTTGAAGTGGCGGTGTTTGACTATGGAACAAACACTAGTTTTACGTTGCATCTAAGTGGGTATACTTATAATGGCCCTTTGTGGACAAGAACTTCTGCTAGCTTAGTAGGTAGTACGGCGGCTCAAAACCGCGTAAGGTTCGGCACTGACTCGTCCGGTAAAGCTGTTATATTGATTGGTCTTACTTCTACTAGTTGGAGTTACCCAAAAGTCGCTGTCAAGAATTGGGTCGGTGGGCATACTAACTACAGTGTATCTCAATGGAGAACGGGCTGGAGTATAGATGTCGCTAGTTCCGTCTCCGGTTGGTCGCAACACGTTGACTACCCTGACGCGCTACTTGATGCTAAATCCATAGTAGGCCAAGGTGCGTTTGCTACTGTAAGTGAGATTAACAGCTCTAACTATTCTACTTATATTAAATACCTAAGCGCAGACGCTATAGAAACAGGTACCTTGGACGCAAGCGCCGTGACTATAGCTGGTATATCACCGACCTTTAATATTAAGTCAGCGTCTAGCGGCGCACGCATGGAAATGACAGCTAGCACGATTAAGATTTATGATGCTACTGGCATGAGAGTTAGACTAGGGAATCTAGCGTAATGGCTTACGGTTTAGAGATATACGGCCCAAATCAGGAACTGTGGCTAGGTGTTACGGATAACCTAGTCGTATTCTATGAGCTTGTTATTGGCACTTATAGCGGCACACAAACTGACTTCGTGTTAACTAACCAGACTATCCCAGTCTCTGCTGATGTAATAGGTTTCGAGATTGTTAACGGCACTATGACGACTAAATACGCAGAAGTGACATATGTGTACCCTACTGGTCGCGTTTTGCGCGTAACGTCTGCCCAACCTTTGCCTAGCCAGACAGTTACTTACGCTGTTATGGGTGGGGTCGCGCTATGAGTTACGGCTTTAAAGTCTGGAACAATAGCGGTGATCTAATTATCAGTACTGAAGGCGGTACTACGTTATACCAAGAATCTACGGCTGAAAATGGCTCTGTCACTACTGGCGCGATAAGCGGGTTCAGGTCTACCGCGAGTGTAAGCATTCCTACACTTGGCGCTGAGTCTATAGTTTTTATACGCCCCACCACTAACGTTAAGGTGTTCGCGTTTACTACTCAGAGTGCCATTATCTTTTACTCGACTAGCGCTTACGTCACTATACAATACAAAATATTTAGATTGGTAGAAAACATCAGCGGGTTAGAAACAGGGTACGGCCTTAACATTTATAAGTCAGGCGGCAATGAGCTGGCTTTTTCATCCAATGCTCTAGCTGCACGGCTTCGTGCTATTTTGCAAAACGCAGGGACGTCATACTCTGGTAGTAATCTGTGGGTATCGGCTAGCACCATTTTAGGAAAAGTTACTGTGGCTGGGAGTGGAACTATTAAAACGGTGAGTTTCTACTGGACAGGTATGAATTTTACCACAGGGCAAGTTACCACTGTATTAGAGCTTATGAGCCAACAACTTACGGACAGCCCACAGCAACCATATACATTAAGCTCTACGCCCAAGTGGTTAGTCGCAGAGTTTTAGAGGGGATTATGAAAACTTACATAGTAGTTAACAACGAAACCGGAGAGATTACACGCGGTGTAACTGTATCTGACCCTATGTACATGGGTAATGTGCCACATGACGCGGAGACTGAGACAGTACAGGAAATGCCTGACCTAGATGTTTCAACAGGCCAGTTGATGGAGTTTTACTATAAAGACAGCAACGGCAATTTTATAGAGCGTGGAGCGAGGCCGAGTAACAGCCACATATGGACTGCAAGTGGGTGGGGTATTGATTTAGTTGCAGCTTCAGCTGAGCTACGAGCACAACGTGATTATCTACTGTCTAGTAGCGACTGGACACAGATTGCGGATTCGCCGTTTGACGCTACCAAGAAAAACGAGTGGCGTGTTTACAGACAAGCCCTGCGCGATCTACCCTCTGCATATGTAACTGAACAAGATTTCACCAACATTGTATGGCCTGAGAAACCAGTATGAGTACATCTCAGCTAGTGCTGTATGACAAAGAGCGCGTAGGTGCATGGGTTGCCGAAGAAGTCGATCAACATGGCGGCTGGGGTAGTTTTTATGCGTTCGGTGCGGCCATCGACGACGAGCTAGTTGCAGGTGTTGTCATCAATAATATGAACGGTGCAAACGCAACTTGTCACATAGCGATCAAAAAACGTACTAAACTATTAATACCTTTGTTCAAGATTGTCTGTAAGTATGTGTTTCTACAGTGTAAACTTAAGAGACTAACGGGTATGGTACCAACAAACGAACCTCACATTATCGCGTTTGATAAGCATTTGGGGTTTGAAGAAGAGTTCGTAATGAAAGATGGCGCTCCCGGCGCTGATATGATGGTTTTAGTTATGCGACCTGATAATTGCAGATGGTTGCGGGAGGATTAAAATATGGGTGGTAAAAGCGCACCTGCACCCGATTACTCAGGTCTGGAAGCTCTCGGCAGAGAGCAATTAGCGTTCTCTAAGCAACAGTACGCGGATATGAAGCCACTTGCCGAGCAAGTCTTTGGTCAACAGATGGCGGCTCAGCAACAGCAGATGGACTTCGCTGCTGAAGATAGAGCTAGGTCAATAGGTGTCTTTAGGCCCTTAGAAGATCAGTTCATCCAAGAAGCGCAAGCTTTCAATACTGATGCCCGACGACAAGAGTTAGCTTCTCAAGCAGCCGCCGCATCAGCTAATGCCTTCCAGAACATTCAAGCACAACAAGCACGTGGTTTAGCCGCTCGTGGTGTAAACCCTAACTCTGGCGCTGCACGTGGCGCAGATAGAAGTGCCGCTCTTATGGCCTCAGCCCAACGTGCTAATGCTATGACGGGTGCTAGAACAGCTGCTCGCCAAGAAGGACGCGCACTGCAAGCTACTGCAATCGGTCTTGGTAACCCTCTCGCTGCCAACTCACTTAATGCATACGCTGGCGCTACTGGCGCGGGTACAGCAGGGCTTAACTCAGCAATGGCTCCCGGCAGTCAATACATGCAAGGTCTTGGTCAAGCAGGTCAAACCATGGGCAGCGTTGCTGGCATGCAGAACCAAGCTTACATGCAGAGTATAGCCACTAAAGGTGAAATGCTTGGTACTGCATTGGGTACTGGTCTTGGTGCTTATGGTGCGATTTCTGACCGCCGCCTCAAAGAGAATATCGAAGTTATCGGCGCTTACGAAGAACTTGATCTTACCAAGTACAAGTTTAACTACATTGGTGATAACAACGTGCATGTTGGTGTCATGGCTGACGAAGTTGCAGAACTTTACCCAGATGCTGTCATCACTATGGACAACGGTTACTATGCAGTTAACTACGCAATGCTAGGCATTGAGATGGAAACCATCGGCTATGTCGAAGAGGAGACAGTATAATGGGCTTTGCATCAGGATTTCAGGCTGGCTTAGCTGGCGTTAAACAAGCTGTTGACATGCGTAATGAGCGCCTCATGAAAGAGGACTTTGCTCGCATTGCTGAAGAAAAGCAAATGGCTCAAGAAGCAGTTGACCTCCAAGACTTAAAAAATGAGCAGGGGCAAAACTACTACCAGATGGGTGAAGTAGATGCTCAGGGTCGTCAGACCTTTAGCGCGTTAGATCCTACCACAGGTGAGTATAAACCCGTTGGCGTTCTACCACAGTCAGGCCGCACTCAGTTCTTAGGTCAATCCTACGAGCAGCGTTTAGACCCCACGCAAATCCAAGGTCTTCGCCGTAACGCTATGATTGATACCATGATGAAGTACTCTCCCACCGAGGGGATCAAAGCCGCCGAAGGTTTGGCAAATATTGGGTACAAACAAGCGCAGACTGAGCGTACTACGGCGCTGACGCCTGAAGAAGTCAGAGCCATGCAAGCGGAGACTGCCCTTACTGGAGAGCGTGCTGAAGGCCAGAATATACAGAACAAATTCGACACTGCCGCCATACCTCTGAAGTTAGAAGGTCTGCAAGCCGGTCTTAAGGAGACTTACGCTAACATAGATCGCATGAAAGACATGACTCAGCAGGCCAAAGACGAGTTAAAATATAAGTACGCCGCACTGGCGCAAGACAACGACCAGTTCGTTACCACGAACACGCGGCTGCTAAGCTCACTTGGTATCGACGCGGAGCGTTTAGGTATTGAGCGATTCAAAGCACAGACCGATAGAATGGGCACCGAAGGTAACTTAGCTCTTGGCAACAAAAAGCTAGACGCGCAAGTTACTCAGTGGGGTAAAGAGAACGATCTTGACCTTATTCGCACTCAACTTGGTGAGCGTAAGCAGAATTTCTTGGAAGAGATGGGTCGTGCAGAACTCGCCATGAAAGAAGCAACCACTGCCTCTGACCTCCAAGCAGCAGAGCAAGCCTACGCGGCTAACCAGTTTGAGTTAGACAAACTTCAAGATGCTGATGCAGGACTTCAGTTAACCTACATGGCAGACGACCTTCGCACTGGTGACGAGCGTTTAGCCAACCAGTTGATCGATAAGAACCGTGACTTAATCATCGACGACCTGAAGAAAACTACAGGGCTAGACTTCGATGACATGGACATCGCTGAGAAAGATGAAGGCGGCTTTACCCTGATCTTCAAAAAAGACGGTAAAGAAATCAGCCGCCAAGGTATGTCCTATAACTTCTTGACTCGTGCTGGTGAGCAGCTGATGGGTATGCCTTCAGACGACATCGCTTCAGCGCAGAAGACTATGACGACTGCCGCTACCATTATGAAGTCTAAGGAAGCGACACTTGACCCACAAGATCTGGAAACAGATGAAGCCTATCAGACAGCGGTATCGCAGTACATGGCAGCGTCTGCAACGGTTAACGAAAGTGCATCG